TCGGCATAGTTACCAAATTTTAATTCCGGTCTACCGGCTATTACTGACTTATATATATCTGGATTTTCGTCAATGAACATTTTTACATCTGCTTTAACTTCACCATTTAATCCCCACCAAACGTAACGCAAACCAGCAAACATTCGCACTGATTTCGGAAGGTATTCTGAATAAAATTGTAACTGTAAAATATCTATCCATAGTTCTTCGTCATGTTCCACAAGTTTTTTATCAGCGTTTCTTAATTCTTCCAACGCTTTAGTATTTGTACTTATTACTTCTGCTATATCACAATGCATCTTACATACATCGGTTGCCCTGCGCCCTCTGTTGTTAGCGCAATCCCTTCTTTCCTCGCCGTCTTTGTTTTCGCCGCAGTCGCGTTCAAATTCTACACCGCCAGCCGGAGTTGTTAACTTTGCTTTTTTTAATTTTGGAAATATTTTGTCTGCACCTCTTATTATAACGACAAGCAGTATAATAAAGGTTGCCAAGCTAAAAAAATTACGCTCCAAAAATTGTAAAAATAACTCCAATTTAATTATCTCCTTCATTTGCTGTTTTATCATCTGATTTATAAAAGCCATTACCAGTAAGCTCATGTAAAACTTTACTGATTTTTTTCTGCGCTACAGAAACTATGCCTATACTTTTTTCAACATCTCTTTTTTTTGCTAATAACATGCTTTCGATGACTGTAATCTGTTCCATTGCGTCCGCGAGTTCTGATATTTGCTTTTCGGATATGTCCACAACACCCCCTTAAAAGTTTGTTTTATCAAAAAATCCGCCTCTAAGCCAACATTGAGCTACCACTCAATCAGCGCAAAACCCGGAGCGCCGTTTCCGCCAGAATATGCTTGATTACCAGAACCTGTTGCCGAAGACCCTCCTGCGCCGTATTGAACAGACGCAGGAGTGTATCTAGAAGCACTAGCAGCTCCTCCGAATAGTGTTTGACCACCACCACCCTGACCATAACCTGGGGCTTGACCACCACCTGCGCCGCCACTACTTCCCCCACCAGTACTACTACTACTACTACTTCCTGCACCACCGCCCGATAATGTTACTAATGAACCTATTATTGTATTACCACCAGCAGTAGCCGATACTGGCGTAGGGGGTGGAGTTCCACTTGTACCAGATACAGTGCCTCCTGTCCCTCCTGCACCAATTGTTATAGTGATCGATTGTCCAGGCGTTACTGTATACTTTCTTTTTATAATACAAGCACCCCCTCCTCCTCCAGTGCCAATAGATGTCTGGTTTGTTCCCCCCGTACCGACAGGAGTGCCACCTCCACCACCAGCAGCTGCTGCAGTAACATAAATTGCTGTAATTCCGGCAGGAACTGTAAATGTTCCGCTTGCATGAAAAAATTGTCCTCTACTTGCAAGTAAACTTGCTAAACTTGTCCAGCCCATTTAATCCTCCTTTATTCGTCTGCTTCTTGTGAAGGCGCACCAAACTTTCCTGTTTTTGCGTCATAATCCCAACCTTCTTGAACTTGCGGAAATCGCGTTATGTCAACAAGAATAATCGGATTTCCCAATTCATCTGGCGGCCAATCCGGCATTGCATCTTCTCCTGTAATTACCACTGAGTCAAATTTCCAATGCACTTTTTCGTTTTTAATTTGAGCAATAATCATTGCATACTCCTTGATAGCCTTATGCTATCCATAAATATATTTGTTTTATTGGCGCTGTTCCAACGAACACCGTATCTCCAATTGCACTTTCTGATGGAAGGTCATTAATCGTATTAAATACAGCAGTCGGCAGTGGTCCGGTTGCTCCGGTTGCACCAGTCGCGCCAGTTGCTCCGGTTGCTCCCACTCCAGTTGCTCCTGTAGCACCAGTGCCTCCGCGAATATTGCCCAATAATATTTCTTGTACTGCCGCCATAAATGCCTCCTATATTACAATGCGTTTTATGTGTCCTGCTCTTAAAGATGGTTCGCATTTTATTGATAAACCTTTCTCTTTCATTTTTAAACAGAAATATAAATCTTCTGTTAATAAATCTCCATTTGGATATTCTGTAAAAACGAAATACGGATAATCCGCACCTTTGAATGACTCTAGTTTCAATAAATTAACAGCAAAACCGCAACCTCCGACTTCAAATACTTCTTTTGGGAGTTCATCTTGTTTATAAAAATCAAACCGCCTGTATTCCAAGTTATATATTGCAATATTTGTTTCAGGACGATTAACCGCCATAGGTGTCCAACCGACTGACATATCTGCATCAACAGCCATTAATTTTACGAGCGTATCCGCCGGAATTATTTGGTCGCTATCAACAAACAAGATATAATCATAAGCTTGTTCTAGTGCGGTTTTAATTGATATATTCCTTGCCTGAGCAGCGGAATACCTGGCAAATGTATTTATAAATGCTTCAACACCGTCTGGACGCGTTAAGTTTAAAATACTTTGCCAGCAATCCGTCTCAATAAACTTTGTATACGGAATTGCTATCATAACTTTCTTCTTTTCCATTTACTTTACTCCTTTTGACAATTAAACATTTACATAAAGAATATTGTTGACAAGGTAAACATCGCCAATCGCATTCCCTGTCGTTGGCAAATTAGCTTCCGAACTTACTTGTCTGATTTGCCCTCTAATTTGCCAATTCGTTCTGCTAGCAGTAGCACCACCAGCAGAATATGCGAAATTATTTGCTCCCCATAGACGCGCTTCCGCGCTACAATTGTCGTTAGTGTCATGCTTTCGGATTCTGAACCACGCCCAGCCAGAGACAGGGTTTGTTCCAGTAAGTACTCCAGATGTTACGTTTGCGATAAATTCATAAGTAGTATGAGTAGGTATTTTTGTTATAATGGCATCCCATTGTGCGGTTGTGGTAACTGTCTCTATTGGAGACGTAATGGCTCCAATCGTATTTCCATTACCCCCATTAGCAACAGAAACTGGAAGGTTTACAGGACCGGTTGCGCCTGTCGCACCAGTGCTTCCGGTTGCGCCTGTGTTTCCTTTAGGAATGGTAAAAGTTAATGCAGTTCCATCAATCGTAACCGATGCGTTAGTTCCAGGGTTTCCTGTATCGGTTGCTGCTATTGTCAACTGAGGAGCTGGACCAGTTGCGCCTGTCGCTCCTGTCGCGCCAGTTGCTCCTCCCTCTCCTGCGCCCGTAGCCCCTGTTGCGCCTCTTGGAATTTCAAATACTAATTCTGTTCCCTCAATTGTGACCGATGCTGCTTCGTCTGGTTCTAATGTAATTGTTTCTGTTATAGTAAGCGCTGGTGTTGCTCCTGTTGCTCCTGTATTTCCGCGGACATTGCCAACCACAAATTCTGTTCCATCAATTACATAAAATAAATTTCCTGTTTCAGAATCAAAACGCATTGGGTTAGAACCGCCCTCTGCGGTTACGACATACAAATTTCCATTATCCGCAACATACATTTGAAAGAATCCGGTTATAGGTGTATTTATCCCGGTAACGCCAGTTGCTCCTCTTGGTATATTAAACGTTAATGCTGTACCGTTAATTGTTACAGACGCATCGCTTCCGGGATTGATTGTATTAGTTGCAGCTATAGTTAGTTGCGGAGCAGGTCCGGTCGCGCCAGTTGCTCCGGTTGCGCCTACTCCGGTTGCTCCGGTTGCACCAGTGTTTCCAGTGCCTCCGGTTGCGCCCGTATTTCCTTTCGACCCAATTGTAAAGTTTAATGATGTCCATAGCGTAAAACCATCGCCAACTTTTACTTTTCCTATATCTGTGCCATCAGTGACTAATCCCATTTCTCCTTCCATGAGAATTGGGTTAGCGCTGTTCCATTGCTGCGTAGATCCGCGTCTAATTCTTAATATTGAGGGAATTGTAACTGCCATTATACGCCTCCTCCGTCCATTATGTAATCGAATTCATTTTCTTTCGTATAAGCGTACTGATTATCAACATTCCAATAATACATTACCGTAGAAGGGTATTCCCCTGTTAAATCAACCGCTTCAAATGTCCACACGGGAAGATTAAGAGATACATCACAATGGCGGACATCTATTACAACTTTTTCTGTTTGCAAATCTATTCGTTTACCGATTATTTTACACCGAAGTCTTCCCATGAAATATCTATCAATTAAAAACGGCTGAAGCTGTTTTAATCTTTCTGGAAGTTTAATTGTAAAATCAATCATGCCTATCTGAAATAGTTTTAAATTAAAATATTCTCTACCTATTAACTCAATTCCTCTTAATATAGGACGTACTGTACTAAAATCATCTAAAATTGCTTTTCCTTTTATTCTAGCATTGTCTTCCGTTAATAATAATGAGTCATTTTCAAATGGTTGGTCGTATTTATAAACGCTTAATATTTCTTCTTGACGCATTTTATCTATAACAGACTGCCACAAATCGTCAGCAACATCTCTATCGTATCTTATATCTGTATATGTGGCGAATTGTTCCCCATTCATTTCTATTTCTACATTCTCTATGTTCAATATTTCCTCAGACATAATGTGAAAAGTTTCATCGCGGTTTGGATTATCTAATCTCGCTGTAAACCTGTCCTTATCTGCTAACATTTGCCAACCTAGTAGACAGCCATTTTGTATTTGCTCTATATAGTCATAAATTGATTTTTTCTCGTTTAATGAAATACCTATTTCCGGAAGCAACTCTAAATTACGATTCCATTCTTCAACATTAAAGTAAAATGAATCTATATCAGAAAGATTGGAGTAATAACGGATAATATCTTTAACAATATCACAAGGTCTCGTTAAATCGTTAAACGTTCCATCCACTTTTACTTCTTGCGTGGAACCGCCTCTCCTTTCCAGGAAACCAAGATTATCCCGTAACGCTTGCCGGCACCATATTTGAATAGTTCCGTTGTTATCAGGTAGAACATTCTCTATGTTGTCGCGCGTCAAGTCTGATACGTATCCATCTGTATGGACTATTTTAACAGGGTGGGGATTGGCGTATAAATAAGGATAATTTCTGTCCATTAGAGGGGCGTCAGTGTCTATGACTTCTATGTTTTCGTCAGATACCGTTCTTCCAGGAACACCCAATCCTGGAAAAACTTCTACCCACAAATCATTTCCAGCAGAATCTCGCATTTTTATTTGAACTCTTGAAATCTTTGTTATTTTTCTAGCTATTTTATATGTATACCAATCTAAAAAAGGTACTGTAGACATATTTACATATATTTGTTTCCCGTTGATTGGAATTGCAGTTATTCCCTTGCATACACCATAAGCATCGGGTATAACTTTATTTTCATATTTATCTTCTAAATGTGGGAATTCTTCGCGTTTAAAAAATGTATTTGGGCAGCTGTTGGATAATCTTTCTCTCTTGTCTTTAGCAACAAAAGTCGCTGTGTTTGCATTTATGCTGTATTTCGCAATATAGTATTGCATTAATAATTCAAACTCGTTAGGTTTACTCTCATATCTAATATTCAAATTATTGCCGAAAACATTAGATATGTTATCCATTATCCCTTCTGTATTATTAAACACGACGTTACCTGAATAAAACTTCATTTTTGCATACGAAAAAACATCTGAGTTGATTTCTATTTCAGGAACGCTTATTAAGTCTGGAAGATATTGGGTTGCACTATGTACTTGCGGCTCTTGATTTGTAAAACCGTACATTATGCCTGTAACGAAATTATAAAACAACCATGCAGGCATACTGTCTTTAAGATGAATATACATGACGTTGTTATTTACATAAAATGTTTTAGCATTAAACCAGCAGATTCCAAGGGAAGTAACTTTTTCGTATTGTTCGTTATCTATAAACAACCCTCCAACATTATATTCTCGTGAAGGATAAGACAAGTCTGCGTCTGCCATAAAAGGTAATTTTTTCTCGTATTCATTCCATAGCGTAAATTTCCAAACAGGAGTGGCGTTAATAGTAGTTGGTATTACAATAGGCAACGCGTGCTCTATTTCTGCGAATACCTTTAACATACTTTCTTTTATCATATAAACAACCAAATAGATTTTAATGCCGTTGTGCCTATTACGGCGAAGTCTGTTACGTTCGCATTAGGAGGAAGTTGATTTTCATGCGCAAAGAACGGAATCTCTCTCATTAAACTTTTACCAATGCAGGAATTATTGTCTTTTTTATAAGCTATCATCACGGCACGCCAATTATTGTTAATATTAGGATGAGCCCATCCGCCTCTTTTCGGTTCAAATATGGGCTGGTCATTACTAAATTGAAATTCGCATGATAAACCATTATTTGAAGGAACAGCGTATATCCAACAAGTGCCTATGTATAATGATGAAAATAATAAAGGCTGTTCGTTTACTGTTACTTCATACAACGATCCATTCAATTCAAATCTTGAACCTGCTTTAATAAACGGAATTGCGTTATTGTCTTTGTCTGTAAAGTCCAATAATTCATATCCTCCGCTTCCTTTTGTTGTTTTATTTAATAAAAACTGCCAATCTAGTGTTGCTGGATTAATACTCGCAGGTTCTGTTATCAACGTTGCCATTATCTAGCCTCCAACCATCCTAAGTTAAAATCCCAAAAGAAATCATTTTCCGCTCTTTTTGTATTAACAGGACCTGTTGTCAGTGTTACATACAATGGCGGAAAAGCTTCATGCGCTTCCGGGTACCAATCAACTATGTGCGGAACAACTTTTTGAACCGATTGAATATAATCATCTACGATCTTTTTTGTATCATCTGGTATGCGTAAATATTTTACCGATATTTTGTCTAACGTAGGCACAGCTTTTCCATACGACTGTCCATTATTTGTGCGTTGACTTTCGCCCCTCATTGTTGGTTCGCGTTCCGGATTAACAGTAAACCTAGGAAGAATCATTTTATTTCCGGCAAAACAATAACCAACATAAGGCTGAGCGTTGACAGGCGCAGTGAAACTAACACTTATTTTTCTTGTTAGTTTTAAGGGGTCTAATTCAAAAAATTCTATCCTTGCAATGTCAAGTTCTCTTATAAATACTTGAGGAGCGCCTGACGAATAAGCAACAGAAATAATCGCTTTTGTGCAATTTGTATTGGCGATTATTAAGGAATCCATATACAAAGGTGTTGTCCACTCCATTGCAATCGTGGGCACAACCCCCTGAGCAAAATATGCTCGATGGTTTAAATATTTATGATAAATGTTTCTAACGTCAGAATATGACAATACGTTGCCCGAGAGGGAAGCTCCTGCGATTAAGTTTATAGGGTATACGTTCATACGATACTCCCTTGTTTTATTAACACTTGTCTAGAGTTTATTCTTTCCGCGGTAGACTGAGCAATTATTTTCCCGTCTAAATAAACGGGAATTACAACAGTTGTTGGTTCTCTGTTTAGTTCGTTATTATCAATTGCGTCAAACATATTTTTTTGCTGTTGTTTGGTTAAGAACATTTCGCCTGAATTAGCGCGTACAAGCATATTGTCTCCACTAAAAGAATTGCCAGCAACGATACCGCCACTCTCAAACCGTTGTAATTTTGGTTTATTTGCAGCAATAATACTTAACTGTAAAGTTCCTAAAGCAGTCATCAATGCGGCTCCAGAAATACCTCCAAGAGGTCCTAATTGCGCAAAGGACTGAATAATTGATTGCGCTATACCAACAGCGGCTTGTAATAATTGACTTTGCCATTCTGCCGTTGCAACTTTATGATCTAACGCTGCCTTATCTCTTGCAGCTTGTTCGTCAAGCTCTTTTTTGTTTTTTTCATACTCTTGTTCAATTAACCATTTTTCATGGTTGCTGTGCGCTTGAAATAATCTTTGCTGATCACCAGCTTCAATTGCAAGTTCTAATTCTCTCTGGTGTTGTTCTTCGGTTGCTGCTTCTACAAATCCTTTTTCATAAAGCATTAATTGCTTACGTTCTTCTAATGCTTTTAATTGCATTTGGTATCTTTCTTCCAGCTGTCTTTTTAATTCATCAGTTTCTCTTTTAATTGTATCTGTCCACAACAGAAGACCAGCAGAGAGTATTTGAGCAACTTGCGATCCGTAATCTTGTACAGAGCCAATAAGATTGGTCCACGGATCATTCTTAACAGATACTTTATAAGTTTCTTCGAATAATGCTTGAACCTTTTTCTGTACGTCTTCGCTTGCGTGTTTGTAATCTTCTGTATTCGCAATGGCTTCCCACGCGCGTTTTTTTTCAAGGGCTGCTATTTCTTCAACATTACCTTTTTGTATAATTAATTTATCATTAAGGCTTTCTATTAAACCGCCTTGTTTCTCTAGGTTTGCGTTAGACTGTGACTCCCTATTTAATTTAACGATCTCGGCAGTTTCCTCTCTTAGTTTAACTATTTCTCCAGTTGTAAGTTTGTATTTATCGGCAATTGCATCGAGGTCATTATACTTTGTTAACAATGCGAAGTTTATTTGTCTTATCATTTCTTCTTCTTCGATTAGACCATTTAAAAATCTTTGTTGTGCGTTTTCCTCCGCAAGAGCATATTTATCTTTAGAGTCAGCAAATGCTTTTTCAATTTCAGCTTTTCTCTCCATTTGGTTAATTATTTCAATTCTTTCCTTCTTTTGTTTCTCTAATAATTGTATTTCTTCTTTCTGCTTATCCCAATCGGCAACGCTGTGACCAACAGAGTTTTTCATCTGATGATATAATTCAGTTTCTTTTTTAATTCTTTCTTCTAACTGCGCAACTCCGTCTTTTTGCAATTCAATTTCCGTTTTTAGACCTAATTGTCTTTCATTTGAAATGCGTTTTTCTATTTGTAAATTATTTATCAAGATATCGCGTTCTGCTTCAACAAATAATAAACGCTGTTCTTCGTGTCTTAATTTTATTAATTGCTCTGTTAAATTACCAATTGCAACATCGAGTTCTCCAACCTTCTTTTTTGCTTCGTCGTTTCTGCGAGCTAGAGATTCAGCAACGGTTTTTTGTTCTAACAAACCGTTAATTAATTTTTCTTGTGCACTTATCTCTGATTGTTTTGTTTCAACTGCTGATTTGCCTAAAGCAGCGTGAGCATTTTTGATATTAGCAAGTTCGTGTTTATAACTACCTGTTAACTGATTTATGTCATTTTGTAGTTGTTTTGTACTTTCGGCGGCGGCTTTTTCTTCTTCTTTTGTTTGCTTTATTTGCTTCCTTAATTCTTTGGATTTGTCAATTAATTCGTCATAACGCTCTGTGTCCCATTGAGTAAAACCGTTTTGCATTGCATATACTTCTTCAACCACATCATCTAATTCTTTCTTTAATTCTTTTGATGATTTAGTAAGGTTATTTATTGATGACGACTCTGAATTAAAATTTTCCGCCTGTTTCGTTGAAGCTTTTTCGCTTCTTTCCTGAGCATCTGCGAGTTCGTTGGTAATGTTCTTTAAATTTTCTGTTGTTTTTGCTGAGAGTTTTTCGCTTTCGGCTTTTTCTTTGTTTTTAGCAACAACTTTAGCAATAACACCTATTAATGCTGTTACTACCGCAATGATAGGACCAATAACTCCAAGCATCGAAGTAAAAGCAGCCTTTACCATTGGAGCCATTGTAAATATTGGCTTCGAAAACATAGTAGCAACTTTTGTACCAGCCGCTCCAAATTTAGGACCAAGAGAGCTCATGCTGGTAACCATTGTATTTAATTGCAAATTCATTCTTTTTTGCGCGTTGCCAAAGCCTTCTACATATTTAACTCCGCCTTGTTCACCTTTTTGTTTAAATCTTACAGCAAGTTTATCCATTGCTGCTTGCGCACTAATACCGTCTTTTTCAAATTCGTTAAGAGCCAAACGAACTTCTGCGTAAATTACTCCCATGTTTTCAGAGGACATCGCTTACCTCTTTTTATTATTTTTATTTATTCGCATTTCTTCTTCACTTCCAAATATAGTTGCGTAATTATCAATATTTTCTCTGTCGCCATCTGTAAAAATCCCAGGGATATAATCTGACGGTCTTCCGTTATATATTCTTGCCTTGCTATAAGCGGCAATTAATTTTTCTTTTGTTATTTTTCTTATATCTGATACATTAAGACCAAAGGCGATATTTGTTAAAGCAAACATAGTATCATCAGGCAGAATAAAACCAATAAATAATTCCAAAGCATCATATCTGTTTTGTAATTCAGTTTTTTCTATTCCTGATACTTTCTTTATTTTTTCCTCTATCTCTGCGAGCTGTTTCTTTTTACTTTCAATAACTCTGTCCTTTCCATAAATTGCTTTTTCAAGCTCAGCGAATGTAGGACGATTCAACACTGCTTCACAGCACTTCTCTTGTATGTTTGCTATATCAATAATATCCTGTCTTGAGAATTTTGATTTATTTTTATTTTGTAATGAGTATAATTTATCTACTTCTGGTATTTGTGTCGATCTTGGGTATCGTATCTCAACCAGAATTTCCGCACCCCTGAACGGAACAAACAACCATTCGTACAACGCGCCCATTATTTCCGGTAAAGGATGATAACCTTCAATTGTGAGTTTTTTATCTGGTCGAATTGTCCGGCGGTCAAGCGCTTTCTCAACCGCCGTCTCAATTAATTTTGCAAACATTATCACCTACTGTTAAAACACCGTTACTTCACATTCAGCAGTGAATTCACCGTCAATGGTTGTTACTGTAATAGTGCAGCTTCCTGCGGCAACTGCAGTTACCGCCCCCTGATCATTAACCGTTGCGACATCTTCATCACCCGATCTCCATAATACTTCTTGATTGCTTGCATTGTTGGGCGTAATGGTAGGAATAAGAGTCTCTGTGTAACCAACAGTAATAGTGACAGACGTTTTGTTTAAAGAGATGCCTGTTACTGGAATAGGTTTTCCTTGTTCTGTTAACCCGTATGATTCCCAATCTCTTACGATTACTTCATTCATCTGCAAAGCTTCCCATTGGTCTTTTGTCCAATCGCTTTCTTTAGGAGATGCGTGTTCTGCACCATCAACGCCAATATAATCAGGAGCTGTTAAAGTCGCTTCGCCGTCTTTCCATGAACCTGCGCCGCCTGTTTGTAATTTACGACCTACACATCCAATGTACATGCGCTCGCGCACAATGGCTTCGTCACCTTCAACGTTTGTATTTTTTTCAAAAACTTCTGAAAAAGTTAACACATCAACTTTACTACGGCGAACATTTACACCAGCTGGGGGTTCGTAAGTATCAGGTCTGTCTGAGGTTCCGCTTATCCAAATACCGCCATTAACCATCTGTTTCATGGCGCGTGAATCAAGACGATCTGTAATAACAATCTGTGTTCCCGTTCGTTTACCAGGTGTTGTGTGCTTTAATAGTGTACCCCTTGGTGATTCGTTTTCGATTACAGTATCCTCATCCCACTGTTCTGTTTCTGCAACAGATTTTAAATCACCATCGAAAGACGGTAGGATATAACACCCTTTACCTTCATTTAATCGACAGTCGCCAAAATGTAATGCTGCAGCAAGATCGCTGTAGATTTGTATAAATCTAACCTTTTTATTTGCCGCAAGTTTTATTCTGCCGGATTCTTCGTCAACACTGAAATTACAACCTGTGAATCCTGCGCTATTTAATGCTTTAACGGCATTAGCAGGAGTAAGAGCTTCCGGTGAATAATTGGAAAAATTAACTTCCAACGCTTGTACTTCATCGCTTCCGATTTTTAGCATAATAACAGCTTTGCCGTCGACAAGAGCTTCTGTGATATTTACTGTACCAGTAAACCCGAGCAGATAACCTTGCAGGTAAGCCGATTTACCTCCCGGATTCTGCGGCATCATCAACCATTTTGTTTCAAATAGCTCATAAAGTTTTTTTCTTGAAATCATAATTTTCTCCTTGCTATATAATGATGGGGACAAAAAAGTCCCTGCTCATTGCCAAAGTATTATCGCCTTCGTCTACATACCAGCCAAACCATTGCCCTGTGCTTCTTACTGTTATAGTGTTTTTCTCAAATATGACTGGCTCTTTGAATAACTCTGTAAGTTCAATTAAAACATAATTTTTTAATAGCACTTGTGAACCTAATGCCATGTGTACAAAAATCTGATAAAGTATTCTGTCTCCTCCAGAAATTGGTTTTATAACAATATAAGGCGCGTGTAATTTACCAAAATCATCACCAAAAAAATAAACATTTTTAATACTTCCTGTTTTGAGACGATTTATTAAAGCAACTTCAAAGCTCACGCCTTGCCTCCTAATATTTTCTTGACTTCATTAAAAAATTTTAAACGCAATGCTTCAATTGTAGGTCTTAAAATAGCGTGCCTTCCAGAATTCGCAAATTCTAAATAAGCTCCATAAGAAACTCTATGGGCAACACCAAAACCTAGCATATTATTCTCATCCTTTTTAATTACATATCCTTTTAACAACTTACGCGCTTCTCCAGTTAATTTTGTCCATGGTGAACGATCTCCCATTACTCTTTTTTTTTCTGTTTCTTTAAGCATAGCCGCAGTCCATACTACAGGCTTCTCTTCTTGGTCGCCGCTTCCTCCACCTTCATTTGTGCCACCAGATATTTTTTGCGCAAAATCCTTTGCGTACCATTCAGCATCGTCTGCATATTTTGCGCATACTGTTTCTTCTAACCTTCTCGTAAGTCTCTCCATCGCCGCTTTTATATCGGTCTGGTTTGCTTCCATTATTTAACCGCCGTTAAAGGGGCTTGCGTAAATGCGTTATCAGGTATTGTTACAACGCCGACCGAATATCTTCTGCCTCTCCATGTCAACAAATCTCCCTGTAGTAAATCAACGTCATGTGCTGCTAGAACTAATGGGGTGGTATCAATCGTCAAACCTCCGTCCCAAGGTTTAGTAGACCATACATGACCAGATTGGTACGTTACTCGACATATAATTTTATGATGATAAACAGGCTCTCCGTTCGGTACCATAGTACCCATGCCGTTGTCAATCATTGTGCTTCTGTGGATTACTCCTATGTCGCTGTCGATGTTGATTAATGTTTCTGCACCGCGGCGCAGTTGTAAAAGTTTATTCATAGGATTCAAGTACTCCGCCAACTGCTCTGCGTTTTGTACTTAGCATTAATCCAGAATTCGTTCCTGACTCTGCCGCCTGTTCTTCAAGTAATGTATTACGCAAGGTTTCGTAATACAAAAGAACTTCACTTAAAGACAGAAAGCTCATTGACTGACCGCCGGCATTACCTGACGTTATGTAGTCTGTCGGATCAATCCGCGCAATTAAATTATTAATAAGCTGTAAAGACGCGCTTATTCTTCCGCGTTTAGATAAAGATAATATATAAGTATCGCTGAATTTTAAGGTGTAGTTACGCCACTGAACTCTGTCAAAATATTTATACTCTCCGTTGCCTGTTGAATATGCGATGTTTTCTTGAGCCGTTTCCGGCAATTCATCAACAAAGATCAAATCGCTTGTAACAGGATCGCCGATACTGCGGCGGATAGCAAATATTAGTTGCATTTTTTCAATGGTCATTTTTACCCTCAATGTAAAATAAACGGGGATTGCTCCCCGTTTATTAAGTTACGCGTCAAACTCCGGCAAAGTTATTTCGATAACTGCACCAAAAGCTTTACCACCCTCTGTTATGGGTTTTACCCAATCTGTAAAAGTACCGCGAATACGGTGCCACGCTCTGTGCTCTGACGTGAGAGCAAGAACATCGCCGTTTCCAATGTCCATCGTTTCGTGTCTTTTAATAAGCCTGTATGCGCCGAAGGTATTAACTTTAACGTATATATAAGCCTTACCAAGAGGAACACCTGGATACGAAAGAACTTCGTTACCCCATTTGAATCCGTGGTTCAAACCGCTGCCGTAGGAAATAATTCCATCCAACGGTAAAGTCGGCGCAAGCTGCTGTATGCCGCCTACGGACTGTAGCGCGCCGTTAGCAATCGGTTGTATGTCAAATAAATCAAGCGGATTAACGAGCAGATAAATCTCGTGGTTGTATTCGGCATTCGCTTTACCCAACGGTTTATTTAATAAGCGACCAGCTTTTCTGATAGCTGCATGAAGCGTGTTATACATTCTTAAATCGAAGGTCGCTCCTGTAGTATCTGCCGACTGACTATGAGCATCGTCATATACGATTCCGAATATATCGCCAAATAAATCTTTATTTTTATGATCTGCTAATATTCGCGCAGAGCTTTCAATAATTCTTTCAGTCTTGTGGAAGGGGTTGAAGATTAATTGTCTTAACTGGGTCTTATCCCCGAATCCAAGAATTTTAAGATCGACGATAACCTTTTGAGGTAAAGCAGGTTCCATTAAAGGAACTGTATCGCCAGTACCTTTTACTTCTTCTTCTTTACCGATGTAAGGCATGTGGTTGAGGAGATTAACTTCCTCAGTCATGTTTTCGTCAAACTTTTCGTCCATAAGAACCGCTGCGTAATCAGGATACTCATCAGCCTGTCTTACGAGATCGATTGTGGTCATGGTCGCGAGCTGAGCGATTTCGGTTTTAGAGAAACCGACTGATGCGTTTTCTTCCTGAGCGTTCTGCATCTTGTCAGTAAGCGCTTTTCTTTCTCTTACCAGTTCTTCGCGACCCGCGCTGTTCAACCAGCGTTCGCTTACTACTTTGGTAGTTTCTTCATAAGCAATATTCGACGTTGTTGTTTTTAAATTATTTTCGGCAGTACCGTTATAAATACGGATATTTCTAACCTTTCCAACAAGGTCTTTTCGCATTTTTTCAGCGTTAAGTATTTTGCTCATTTTTATTCTCCTTAGCCTGTTATGGCAATATCAACAGTATCACCGTTGATCGCAACGATGGTTCCAAGCAACTTATTGTCTGTATCATCTGTCGTAAGGGTTTCGTCCGATGCTATAAAAACATCAGTGCCGATAGACGGTGTTCCAAAATAATTAACAGACTGGAATACGGCAATTTGCCTACCAACGTTAACTGTTCCAGAAGCACCTGCTTCAACCTTGAGGTCTGAAAAGCCTACAAGGCTTCCAAAAGCGCAGAGTTCTCCGGCTTCTTTTGCTACAGGAAAACTTTGAAGCATAATATGATCGGAAGTAGCTTTCTTTGCAAATAATTTAATCATGGATTAAACCCCCCTGATTTTTACGTTGGTTTTTGTATCATCAGCTCCATCAGAATTTTCTTTCTTTGATTCTTTAGCGTTGACCCTAGTATCAGCCTGCTTTGATCTTAAAGAGACCATGACAGGATCTTCTTTAAGTTTTTCTGCTGCCGCGTTAAGCTGCTTGCCGCGAAGTCCTTTAAGCTTTTCTTTAGCGTAAATGAAAACAGGGTTATCAACCTCTGTTCCATCAGCATTTTTAAGCTTTTTGCTTTCAGCGAGACCGTTAGCCGCAACTTCGACCGCTTCTTCCTGCACTGCTTCGTTCTCATCGAGAACTTCTTTAACAGCTTCGAGGATTTGCTGCGGCGTTGATTCAGCAGGAAGTTCAAGGGCTTCGATGATCGCGCTTGCAAGTTTTTCCCTCTGCTCGTCTTCGCTCTTGCGAAGTTTGTTTGCAAAACCAATATCACCCATCAGTTTTTCTGATGTCAGCGTGTTGTTGGTTATAGCATTTTTTATCCAGCCGACTACATCTTCGTAAGTCAGTGTGATTTCCTGACCTTCGGCGTTATAAAATTTATTCATACCGTTGCTCCTGTTAGATTTTTGGACATTTTTTTTGTCCTTGCTTTTCCAGACCGCGATCGCATTGAGAACCCGTCCTGCCAGCGCTTTATCAGAAGTCGATTGCAGGTTTACCGCCGCCTTCCGAAACACTTTGCCATTTTTTACAAGCTCTGTACTTTCGCCGCCCATATCTACAGCGCCTTTTTCAATAAGCGCCATGATTTCCATTTCGTTAGCTGAATTGCCGACAGATACATCCATCGCACCTTCCGGTACGATATCGTTTCTTGGTCTACCTAATTCTTTTCTGAAATAAGCTTTACCATCCTGACCACGCTCCGCTTCTACATCCGCAACTAAAGAAAGTTCAGGAACTCCAGCTTTTAACGATCTGATTAAACCAGCGTTCGATCCGCCGTGAAAATCTTCCGGCGGTACTGCGATTCGCAGGAAACAAACGCCTTCATCGGCACTTGTTTCCTGCAGTTCGCCGCCGATTGTGTAGAAATCGTCACTTTGAGATTCGTGTCCGTCTTTGCTTCCAGGGATCGGATAACGCGATAAATAATCGATAATTGATTTAAAGTATTCTTTCGTATAAATGCCGCCAGTACCCTCAGTTGGATATTTAACAGCTTCAACAAACTCATAAGTGCCTTCTGTGCAAATAGAATCTTTGGCTTTATCTGGTACAAGAATAGGAATCTTTCCAAACTCTGGTATTGCAGGCAGGGATTCGTTTTTTATACAAATCCTTAGGGCTTCGTTGAATAACTTAATTCTGGTTATCAAGTTTTTCTCCTTTTACCTCGGCTTCAAGTATTGCCGCGATTATTTTTACGTCATTATCAAATACGCCGACTTTGATATTTAATGTTTTGGCAAGCTCGATGAGTTCTTTTTTAGACATTTGCTCTAAAGTCTTTTCGTCTTTCTTGTTATTTATAACATTAGGAGTAGAAGCATCTTCGTTTCCTTTCTTCGCTGGTTTTTCATCTTTCTTTACATCTTTTTTCTCATCATTCGCTTTAATATTAAGAGCCTCATCCATATCTATAAACTCAATTTTTAAAGCCGCATGATATACGCCGTTTGCGTAAGCGTAAGCAAGTCCCTGAGCCATGTTCCGGAACTGTTTACTTCCGGACGCACCGTTTTTTGTAGTTATAATTACATTAATCATTTTTTCCCCCAATTAGTTATTTTGAGCAACAAAAAAGGCGACAGAGAGCCACGCGGGATTTTACCACATGGTTCTCTGTCGCCTCTGTTTAACAGTTTAGGCAACTATATAATTAGTATATCAATAAAATAAATTATGTCAACAATTATTCTTTATTTTTTAATATTTATTCTTTTAGTATCTTCTATAGTGTACTGCAAATATTTCATGTCAGGACATATAGAAAAAGTAATTTTTCCATAACAAATAACAGCAAGCGCATCTTGAAACGCTTGAATTATTTCATCTTTCAATTCCTCGCTTAATTCCATCGTCTACGTCTCCTTCAATGATTTTTAAAAACTCCACTGCCGCCCACACTTCATTACTACAAAGTTCTTGTACATTGTTGGCTGTATGTTTATTATTATAGATATAAAAACTGAATTCTGGCAAGTCTTTCTAATAGTTCCTTAGTCATCCTTGTCCTTCCACGAACAAATCCTTATACCCTAATCTGAATAAAATAATCAAAGCCCATTGAAACCGTTTATACCACGGCTCGAACAGGATAGCTTTCAAGAAGTTCCGGCTGTTATCGCCGACTTCACGTCTTACTGCCTGATGCAGCTTTTTGTGTTTGCGGTTGGACATTTAAACCCTCCATTTTTCTTCTTGTTCTGTTAGCGGCATATTATGTTTTATTTTTAGACTTACTGCTCTTCTATTCCATTCATGCCATACTTTATTCATAATAGGAGCGGCACTATCATCACGACCACCAGTTTTTGGAATTTTACTAACTTCTTCTTCTGCTTCTTGCAATGACTTTTTACACCATTCTATTAACTCTACGCATTCATCAATGTATGTTTTCATAATATTTAAACACCTCCAAAATATCATTTAATTCACGACAAATTACCTCTTGCCACCATTCAATTACTATATTTTCGCCTTTAATCATGCTATTATATCTTTTTTATCTATATTGTCTTTAGCTTGATTCTATTTTTATCTGCTGCTTTTTGGATAGATAATAATTTTAAGCATCCACAACTTCTAATGTGTCCTGATCTTAATTCTGTACTTTTGGCAATAGTATGATTTCCGCAACTGCACACACAATCATATATTACAGTTTTATCTTCTGTTCTACCAACATCTTCTAAAACAACAAGTCTTGAGAAACTTTGACCTTTTAAATCTTTTTTATGGACTTCGCTACGCCTTTGAGTATTAAAACAACCACAGCTTTTCGTTGTTCCTCTTTTAAGATTGTTTCCTTCTACAATTGTTTCATTTCCACACTCGCATAAACATTTCCAATATGATCTTCTCCCTTTGTCTCTATGGTCTAAGCCCAGAACAAGCAATTTATTATATTTATTTCCAGTTATATCTATTCTCATTTATTCTCCTTTTTTTAAAGACTCTGCGTCAGCTTTTATTTTTTCAATTTCTTCATCTCTTTTTCGATTGTCTTCGTCTATTAATTCATCACTGATTCTGTCAGCCTCTTCCTCACTTATTTCGCCATTTTTATATCTTATAAAATTATTAGTTAGCTTTTCATTCATTTCCTTACTAAAACCTATTCCATCGTCTAATTCCACTTTAACCATTTTATACCTCCGTACTTTCAATAGTATAAATATAACCATATTTACTTGCATTATCAACAAGCCACGAATTTGCATCCTGTTTAATTTTCGTATTTTTTAGGATGTTAAAAGTCTCTGCAGTACTGCTGTTTTTTAATGCGTAGGAATCTGCGTCCTTTCTTATACTTTTCATCGCTTTATTATAAGCGCCGACAATTGAACCATGAGCATTATCTCCTCTTCTCATACTATAAGTTATACCCGATTCAGTTGTTGCCCTAAACTCTGCTCCATTAAAAGTGACAAGCCGTGTAATATCTTTTTCTGAAAACGTACCACCGGATAAGTGAAAATGAGTAACGGTATTTCCTGATATTTTTCCACCTTCAAGATTTACCTCATGCGTAGTTCCCCATAAATTTTCAAATACTTTATTTCCATTTTTGTCAAATATATATGTCGCTTCATTTCCAAATGTTCTCATTTGTTTTTCAGCTATTAGAGATTTTGCAATAGCTGGTTCGTTTTGTCTTAAGCTTGAAGATACAATATTATCTTTATTTATAAATTCGTTGTCTTCCTCACCTTTTCCAGCTAATGAATCTGTGCTTGTCATATATGTCTTATCTAACTCGGAATCAATCTGATCTAAAATAGCTTGCTGCTCGTCTGTCCCTTGAATAATTGCCAAATCCTCAGCTATCTCTTCTCTGAAAGTGGCGAGTATTTCTTCACATGAAAAGATTTTTATTAAAACGTTCCTCTGCGTCAAGTTGTATTTTACGTTGGCTTTCCCACATTGGGTGAAAATCGTTGTATATCTCCCGCTCGGCGTTCATATTCAGCTTCTGTTATTTCAATCATTTATACCCTCCAAAAAATCTCTAGATTCCGCTTGACAAGCGGTATAAAAAGCTATATATTGATATAATAGCCACCTCCCGATGCGGCTTTGTAGCTCCGGGTACCTACGGACAGCTCAAAAGGCTGTCCGGCTTTATTTTAAATCCTTTATTTTAAAATACTTTGTTTCATTCTCACTAACAACATGAAGTATTAAAGTTCCTTCAGTTCCTCCTGTATAATTTGAGTCGCTAAGTACACCATGTATACTGGCTAAAGCATCTGCCATTTTAATATCTGGATTTAAAATACTTATAAAGACATTCTCACTTTGGAAATGTCTTACACTACGCGAATCACGAAAATTCTTTCCTACTCGATTTCGATTACCATCCACTGTTACAGTCTTAAATTCAAATATACTACCATTACGAATAGCATCCGGAGTTGCTTCTTTTTGCTTATTTTCATTTTTATTATTTTCTGGTGTTAAATATATCACATCTCCTTTTTCTGTTAATATATTTGCTTGCCTGATTTCCTTTGCAAGAATTTCCATTTTATCATCATCTTTAATAGCTTCATAATATCTTGATTGTGATATTTTGATTCCTGTTAAGTCTGTCGGTACATCGTAAATCCTATCACCTTTTTTAAATTCAAAATTATTTGCATCTAAAAAAATCTCATTAGGAAATTTTGTTTTAATAACTTCATCATTTTTCCTTTCATTTTCCGCTCTGTATTTTTCAAAATCCTCTTTTTTAAAAATATTATCAGTTCCAATATATTTCCCACAAACTGGACATTTTCCATCAACCCACTTCGCATTAAACGCTCTGCCGCAATAAGGACATATACCTGTCTCCGCCGCATCAATCGCATCCATCATCGCCTGCTGCTCGTCTGTACCTTGAATCGTCGCCAAGTCCTCAGCCATCTCCTCCTTGAACGCAGCGATTATTTCTTCGTCGGTCTTGAGCCGCGGACGCCACTCGCACATACAATTGTGTGTTAATATTCCGTTTACAAAATATGTATGATCTTTTTCTACAGTAAGGTTATAAACATTTTCTATACGATCTTCTTCCCCTGTCTTTATGGCTAAATTCTAATATTATTAATTTGTTGTATTTTTTTCCAGTAATGTCGATAGGTTTACCCATATTAAATTGCCATTTTTCTTATATATGCTAATTCATGTTCACATAAAGGTGCGCTTGATGTACTGACTTCATCTGTTTTTTTATCAACATAATACATAAAAGCATAAGAGCGATCATCAGGTTCTTCTGGAGAACACCAGTAAACAACCCAATTATACGAATGATCTCCTTCAGTATGTTCTCCTATATGCCTATACACAGGATCGCCATTAGAATCATACGGTTCCATGGCTCTGCTAGCTTTTAACAATTCGAATGCTTGTACTTTTGTCATTATTTCCCTTTTATAATATATTATATTTTTATTAATTGAATTGTCAAGCTTTGTATTAGATGTCGTAACTATTCTTGATAAATCAAGATCGTTTTTAAATAATTTATCATCAATTCGTGCAAAATAAAGATTATAATTTCCTTTTCTATCTTTTTGAACTCTATATAAAAAATGCTTTGCATCATCTATATGTTTCTGCGCATCAACAAACCTTACTTCTCCATTTATTTTTTCCGCAATATAATCATGACCTGGTTTATCTGTGCCGCAATTGTACCATCTTTGACTTATAATGAATCTTGAACCATCTGGAAACCGAGCGGAATTTAACTTATTAATTAAATCGTCACGCCCTTTTGTGGCTCTCTCGATATCACCTTCTTTTAAATTAAATGCGCTAAAGGCATTTTTAATATATGATTCGTCATTATCATTTCCTTCAGATAAAGCCTTTACATTATATCCATTTCTTTGACATTCATACGCAACAACACTATTCGCACAATTACGATTTGCTATTTCTTTAATAGGATTAAATAATGGATTGACATTATTAAGCGCTTCATTAATTGTAGCAGGTCTACCTTGTGGAATACCTATTAATTTTTCAATTTCTGGTATTTCTCTAGAAAAGCCATTAATAATTGTTTCACGATCGTTAGTATTAAATGATTTAACTAAAGAGGTTGTATTATCGCTGCCTGCTCCTGATATAGTATCTATGTCTATAATCTGACTTTGTTCTATAACTGCTTCTATCTTATCCAACATGTCCTGCTGTTCCTGCGTTCCTTGAATCGTAGCCAAGTCCTCAGCCATTTCTTCTCTGAAAGTGGCGAGTATTTCTTCGTCAGTTTTTAATCTCGGTCGAAGCTCGCATGAACAATTTGTATGCAAAGGGCAATCGATAGGATTTCCTTGTTTATCAACCATGTCATTAACATGATATGGACTACCTGCCGCTAAATCCTCGCATCGACAGTTCCATGCGTCTCTGCCTCTCTCCAGTATCCAATCAACTAACCCCGATGATATATCGCTGTTCATTGCGATTTTTTTCTGTTCACTCGAAATCATTTCTGCGGTTTTTGTTCGCATAACAGCAATCGTTCTGTAATCAAGTCCCGCTTTACCGAGACGCGCAGAGTATTGTCTTACAGCGTCAGGAAGTTTTGGAGAACCGCGTAATGATAAGCCCGTTTTTGGATCAAACTTAAATCCTTCCATTTTTTGATCAAGCCATGCTTTAGCGTCATCTTGTTTTAATAATTTATTCGCAGTGTCTGTACCATACTGAAGTCCGCCATGCTCTTTTAAATAATCGCGTTTAAACGCATCTCGTATACCTTTTTCTGTAGAAGGAAACATCCCCATCCAGCGTCCAACAACTCTTTTACCGCCGTCTCTATGATTGATAAATTCTTCAAGGTCTCTACCAATATCTTTAGCATCTCTTCCGGCAGCACGTCCTCCGCGAATAACATCAAATATCTTCTGTTCTTGATCTTCCACTGCTTGCCAAACAAGAGTAGATAAGTCGTGTCTCTTTTGGAATTCTTGTTCAAGCGGAATGTCATCCCAAATAATTTTACCATCTTCGCCTCTGCGATATGTAATAAAGCCTTGACCATATATTCTTTCTGGCATAAATGACTGTCTACCAAACTTTGAAGGACGTTCGTCATAATATTCTTTTTCAAAGAGTTTCCATTGTACTTCTGTTATAATTCCTTCTCTTAATTTTTTACGATACTCCAACCAATCAGTATCTTTATATTTCATACTTGCGTTTAATTGTTTTTGTTTTATTATGGCATTAGTTTTATGTCCAACAGGTATACCTAGTTTTTCCTGCAATGATTGTTCCATTTCTTCTTGCAGTCTTGCAAGCTGTAAAACAGTTTTATCCGCTCCTTCTCTTATTATTTGATCTATTTCTTTTGACAACTCTTCAACAGGAAAAATAATATTTCTTGTTTCAAAATATTCCTTTACAAGAGGAACTACATATTTACGAGTAACAGTGCGAATCTTCTTTGCGGTTTCTTGCTCTGTGATAACCGCTGACTTGCCGATATCGCGTTGTCTTTGGAAGTATTCTTGTCTAGTTAGCTTCATTTAACCCCATTTTTTTAATGAAAAATTTATAATGTAATAAATCGATCAATACCCTCCCATGTCAAAAGCAGGCTGCCCGATCTTACTTGAATGCTCGACCAACATCGCGCTAAGCCCTTCCATGTAATGAACGGCATCTTCAGCAGGAAATCCTGGATACAATTCCTTTGTGAAGAAAAACGCTCCTTCCTTTGATATCGCGCCATTGCCAAGCAACGGAACAATCGCCGCAGCGTATGTACTCATCACCCTCGCTTTTTGTTCTTCTGACATCAGCGATAAATTTCCCCACTGTATCGATACTTGCGGTGGCTGAGTAAAGTGCATAAAAGCAAGGATTTGAAGCGATTGATTTATTAATTGCTGTGTAGCTTTTGTTAATTCGCGTCTAATGCCTTTTATATGATCCAAAGCTATAAAAATATCTGTTTCTGTTGAAGCATGGTTTCCGGTAGCAATCGCGCCGTATAATAATTCCGGTACACCCGATCCTTTAATTACTTTTAACTCATTATCTTTGATCGCTGCGGTATGCTGCGCAGTTGCATCGCTAGGAAGAAATTCAAACCTTGTCTCTTCACCTTCTTGATTTACAACAAGTCTCATCCTGTGAGGATCAATCACCACGTTCTTGCTTCCCTTTTGATCCGGCGGCGTGTTGTTCGACATCCATTTTTCAACATTTTTAACCGTTTGAATTAATTTTGGTTCAAAGTCAGCAAGAATTTCATCTCTCTTATAAGCGATGTCGTGAATAGCTTTCATATAACGCAACGATCTTGCGTAAATTGAGTTTCCTCTCCACTCTCCTTCGTAACATCTATGGCTAAAAGGTATCGGTAAAAAACCAAATGTATTTTTATACTGAACAAATTTATTTATATTTCCTTTCCACTCCTCTGTTATTAATTCTTTTGTTATGTGCCTTTTTCTGGTTGTGATTGCTACATTATTTTCGTCTTTATTATGCTCAATTAAATCGCTAGTATATATCTCTGTAATTTCTCCAGTATCAAGTTCTATTATTATCGAAGTTATACTAGAATCTGGTATGACTTCCCATGTCAATTTATGGAGCTTATCGCTCCAGCGCGCCCAACGCCACGCAGTCCCTTGTGTTAGCATCGTAACAATTAGCACAGGGAACTCATCAACAACTAATGGGTATATTTTTTTTAGAAGCGTATCGTCCTGACCTTTGTCCGGTATTATTCCTGGAACGCCTGTTAAGTTTTTAGATACATCAACCATTCCGCCAGATAGGTACGAAGCCAAAGCCATATCTTGACCTGAGCCTGTATATAAACCTTTTAATATTTGTTCGTTCGCTGGTTTGCCGCCTTTCATTTCTCTTTTAGCGGCTGATATTGTTCCATGCGGTTGTTTTGATAAATCTCTGTCTTGTGAATTAGTCCAAAAATCCTCAAAACTCGCTTTAGCGTTTTTTAAAAACAATTTTAAACCCATTATCCCTCCTATATTATCTACCGTGAAAAAATCTTCGTGTATCATCGTCAAGCTCAATGTAATTATCACTACATCCTGACAATTCTGTCAACGCAAATACGCTGGCATCTAATCTGTTCGGTGATTTACCGTTTCCGTCATAGGTGCACATTTCATCTTCAAGAATTAAAAAAGGCATTCTGTGATTTACTTTGCCGCGTTCATACAGTGCACTTACTGGTTCTGCTCTTACAAGTTTTCCTCTTGATGAATGTGTCAGTTTAACGTTTACACTTTTATCTAAGGTTTGAATAGTATGTGTTACCATATCACCGCCGAAATTACTCTCCGCTATGACGATATCTGCATTCCATTTATGATATAAACTAACTACCTCAGCAGCCCATTCTGCTGGTGTACCATGTAACGAATAATCATCTAGGACATCATAAAGATCGTCATTACATTGACCTGCCGCTACTATGCCAATTTCATCTCCTTCCACACTTCCCGAAGGATCAATTCCTATAACAATTCGCTGATAATTTTTTTTAATACTGTCATATTTTATCCACGAGCGCTTCCATAGCGTGCCTCCATCATCTTGATACTCGCCGTCTTTGAATCGCTGTCTTTTTGCGGCAGATAAGGAATCAAGAAATTCAAAATACTGCTCAGATACATTTGGATTATCAACAGGATTTATTTTTATCCACTTGTAATCATTTTCAGGAACGTCTCTGCCGTCCGGGAATTTTCTTTCGTGAAATATTTTATAAGCCCAATGTTTTTTTGACGGCGGATTTAAATCAAATATTCGTTTGCCTGGTACTCCTTTAGGTGGGTTCAGTCTTGTTGAAACTGTTTCAATTGTATCGTACGGAATTTGACTCGCTTCATTAAAATAAATCGTAGCGTATTCATTACCGAGAATTTTTTCGGTACGATCCTTGTCATCGAATCCGCCGATCCAAATTCTTGAATCCTCAGATGCTGTCGGTATTTTATAAAACCATTCGGTTCTGCTTAAAAATTTGTCATAATTAAGGTTGTCAAGTTTTGCTAACTTTGGTACGGATTGAAAACAGATAGACTGTTTTGCATGAGCAAATCTTAAACGTCCAATTAAATGATCGGTTCCAGGAAATCTCACAGCCCTTGAAAATATATAATCAAGTATACATGCGGTTTTTCCGCTCCTGCCTCCGCCTTCTGCTAAAATATTATCTGCGGAAGGAAATAGTTTAAAATATAATTCCTTTTGCTTTTCGTGTAATTTCATCATGTTTCAAGTGCTTCGGCTTGCTCCTCTGTTATAACTTTTAGTTGTAATCCGGATACCTCTACAGATTCTTTTGGTTTACCGTATAGCATATAATGTATCGTTTCCAAATGTTTGCCGTCTCCTTTTTTGGCTTGATTAATAAGAACGGTAAGATGCAAAGATAGACCGAAGGGAAGCTTATCTCTCTTTTCTTTGTCATTGATTAAGTCTTCTATTTCGGCGTTTGATTTGCCGTACAGAAAATTTTTAAAGACAGCATTTACGTCTGTTTTTGATAAATCGAGTTCCTTTATCCATTTTTTTAACTTAGAAGGTTTCCGTCCATTATTCATAGGCTGACGCTCTTTTGAGAATTGCGTTTTTTTTCCTGCTTCTGTAATATTTGGATTTCCTACTGGATTAGACATAATTATTCCTTTTTTTTAGTTGACGAAAAGCGCGTTGCCGCGCCTGCCTTAAGCCCGTCCTCTTTTGCCATTACGCAATGTCTCGCGGTTTACAACCTTCTCGGTTCCGCAACCACATCGGCAATTAAGATATATATGCTTACCAGTTTGAGCGACCGATAAAACAGTCCATCTTCCAAATTTCTCGTTCATTGTCGATACATCACCTGTAGGTTTTCTCATAATAGGCACGTCCGACAACGTCTTCACATGTTACGCGAAAATACCCTTGCATTAACACCCCTCATAAATACAATTATATAAAAAACTATTTAATACAAAAAAATATATCATAAAAAATATTAATTTGCAAATATAAATATAAATATTACTTTACACAAATAGCATAATTCGCACAATTCGCATAACGTAATACCCCCGAATTTCGCTCTAGAACATAGCTAGAATCAATCGCAGGTCGTTGTGGTATACCGCTTCGTTTTTGTTTAAAATAATTGATTCTAGCCGCCACTAGAGCGCGACAGAGGGTTGTTTTTTATTTCATCCTGATGTCAGGATGAAATACACTTAAAAAAATATTTTACAACCGTAAAATTGCCGTTTTTATTTTTAAAAATCCGGCTCGTTATTTAGTCGTGCAATAGTTTTAAGCGCATCCGATAAAGGCAGATTGTTTGATAAATTTTCAGCTATCCACGTTTTTTTATCATCGCAATAAATAATTATACTTTTGCATTCAGGGCATTCTTGTTTTTCTCCGGTGTCAGCGTTGCAATGTGGACATTTTTCTGGCGGTGTTATGCGTATTTTATCCAGCGAGCGAACGACTTCGCTTTTTAATTTATTCTCACGCCAGATAGGATATTCATCAAGCCACCACTCACATTTCCACCCTGCAGCAAATATTCGTTCCCATTCGCTATGTGATTTTTCAGAGTCTACACGGTCTTGTTTAATTTTTTCCGCAGCAAAGACGAGAAAATTATAACTGCCTTGTAACCAGGTCGGGTTTAAACAGTGAAAAGCATTAGCCTGTTTCTTGTTCAGGAAAAAGCCCAGTGAATTAGCGGTCTTTTTAATATTTTTAAAATTAACTGATGACTGATGATTTTTTGTATCATCATCATCTTCTTTTATTTCATTTGATCTCATTTCATCTTCTTTCATTTCATCTGTATCAAAATGTACCGTCATTTCGGCGTTTTGTACCGTCATTTCGGCGTTTTGTGGTTTTCTCCTCCTCTCCCTTTCTTTGTTAACCGTACTAAAGCACTCGGTTAATCTGTCCGTTGTAATTTTATCGTCTTTTATATTAATGAGGTCAATCTCTGGATCAGATAAAAATACAAGAAATTTATTAAGACTTTCACCGTCAAGACCTAATTCTTTAGCTAGATCAAGTTTATTTACTTTCCTTGATATGTTGATAAAAGCGCCAGCGGATTCTGCTATACGTTCGTTTAAAGCCCAAAATCTGCCGTATCCTTCGTACCCATATTCGGCGATTAACGCTTTCATTTTTGGATGATTTCTCGCATTATTATCATGTGAAAAAAATGGTAAATTATCTTTCATTTTTAAATACCCCTCCCTTTGTCATGCGCTCAATGCCGCTTTGGTTAAAGCCTTTGCCAGCGGCGGCGGCACAGCATTGCCGATTTGCTTCGTCTGTTCAGTCACGTTTCCCTTGATGATATACTCGCCGTCAAAACCCTGCGCTTTCTTTAATTCATGGTTCTTAAGCATTCGGAAGCGTATATCGAAACCTACTGCTTCAATAAGGTTTATTCTTCCTTGAGCTAAAACAGAATGAACCGGCTGATCCACCGGTCGCGGTGATTGACCGGATTGGTGTCCCATTATAAGCGGCGTTACAATACCACCCGCGCCGCGAGATGTTACGGCGTTCAAAGGAGTATCAAGAGAACGCGCTTTATTACCGCGATAATAACCTTCATTCGGCAAAATAAAAGGCTCAAGGAGAGCAAACCGATCTTTGGTCGTAACCGTCTTTAATGGGCTGCTGACAGGCTCTGTGCCGCCGTTGCCGTAATATTCGATAATCAATGGTTCTACAAGCGCGTAACGGTTACTGGTATCAACGCAGGGCAGAGGACGCTCGATTTTATGATTCCGGCTATCGCCGTCCTGTTTTCCATCATGGTCGCCTTGATACCTGGTTATAAATGGCTGTATGAGAGAAATAGCACCGGCAGTCGCCACTGTCGGACATGGTTCTTC